GGCTGTGCCATCTATAATTAGACCTATCTATATGTCTATTTATTTAATAAATCGGTGATGGTATGAAGCATATTCTTAATGTCACTCACGTCAGTTTTCAAGTTTTCAACCTCATCTTGTAAATCAACGAAGTTTTGTTGTTGTCCGTTCAACTTCTCACGACGTTTCAAATATGACTGAAAGTCATTATTATTTTTATTAACAATGGCACCTGAATGGGTATCTCTATAATACCCATCCATGCCTTCAACTGGAATCATTTTACTCATTATGCTAATGCGATACCTCTCAGATTTCTAATCATTGGTGCCACTGCTTGATCAGTGGATGTACCAATGACCTTGATTCTAAACGATTTAAACGAAACTAAATCATCAACAGTGAACTTATATTCTCTGAAGAGATTCACTGAAGGATCGACCTCATAAGAATCTCTCTTAGGAACAAAATTGTCTGGGGTTCCATTACTATTACCACGTTCAAGAACTGCACCATTTGTATCTATGTTTGCAAATCCAGGGAATGGGATGAAGACAGTCTCATCAACTGGGACATCTTGATCAACTGCATAGAAGACTCTGATATCGTTTCTTGTCGAACAATATGCATCAAGTAAGACTTCAAGAGATGTTGCAGGATTTTCTAAAGTAATGTTTTTAGAAACGTAGAAGAATCTATTTGGATCCTCTGTTGTTGTAGAAACTTTAAAGTCATCAGCATAATTAGTGACTGGTTGATTCACTCTATTTGATGTGAATACGACAGATGCATTATCAAGGTCAATTGCAGGACTTATTCTTGTGTCCGTTGTTACAAGATTGAATAACATGGAGAATGATCTATCACCAGGGAAGAGATCAGAGTCCAATAAGAGTTCTTCATTTCTTGAAGATGCAACCATTCTAAGAGAATCAAAGTAATTCTTCTCAAACAAGTTGACTCTTTGGAATCCTCTATCAAGCATGTTTTCTTGATTACCAGATACACTTGATGCAGTCACCGTTCTAGCCTGAGAAATGAGAGTGGTTCCAAGAGGTGTGATATTTGTAACTCTTGGTGTAATCAAGTGGAATGGTAAGTTGTAAGTGCTCTTAACGTCAGGACCACCTGCAACCTTTCTTTCATTGAAGTACAGAGGAGGGAATCCAGGTGCATTACCAGGTGCTCTGTTAGTACCATTGGCATTCATTTGTACTTTCACGTAGTAATAATCAAGTCCAATAGCTGGTTCATCAAGGTCAGCTGCGGTAACATTAATCAGTTGATGTTCTCTATTAATTCTTCTCAATGATACACCATCCAACTCATACTTATACACCAACTCACCAGAACTATGAGTTGCAATCGTAGTGTTATCAACACCTCTGGTTACACCAGTAAGTGTTCTTCCATTGACTCCAGTATAACTAATGATTTCGTCACCAATTTGAACGTATCCAGGATTAGTGCCACCAACACCAAGGTTTTCAAACGTATTATAACCTGATGCATCAGTTTCAAGAGTTATAAATGATGTTGTATCAAATGCATATTTTTGTGATAAAGTATTGGGTGTAAAGTCGCTTCTTACATCACTAATTGTGACTCTGTTAACATTGGAGTATAAACCATGATTTCTCTTGAAGACTCTGATGTAGTCACCTTGATGAGTTACATTAATTGGTGATAAAGGAATAACGTCTCCACCTACACCGTTGAGCTCTGTAGTGAACCCAACGTTGTTTTCGTAATGAAGAGGATATGCAGAATTTGTAGAGAAATTACCTTGAACATTTTCGAGGACAAGTGTGTTGTTTCCAAGTATTTCTGATACAGAAAGTTGAATACCAGATCCAAGATCGAGGTTACCAATACTAACTGGGGTCAATACGTCGCCAACTACATAACCACTACCACCTGCATTGATTGTAGCACCAAGTGCAACACCATTTAGGATCTGAATGTCTGCGGTTGCGTTTATACCTTTACCAGTAATTGCTGTAAGTGCAACACCAGTATAAGTAAATCCACCAGCTGATGGAGTGAAACCAGCACCAACATTAGTAACATTCATGGTACCTGTTGCTGACCCAGCAAACGCTACAAGAGTACCTTGTGCTCCAATACTCAACTGTTTGACTGTATTACCAAGTTGTAATGGTTCAGGTACACTGGCATCGTTGACAGTGGTCCCAAGACCAACTCTAACTTGTCTTGGTTCAAGTGAAAGACCATTGGGATCAACTTTTTCAAGAGATTCTGGTAAAAGTGGATTGAAGAAAGAAACACTACCAGTAGATTTGAAATTGGCTCTATAAAGTTTAAACTTAAGGTCTTCGTACTGACTTGGGGTCCAGATAGATGCGTTTTGTGACTTGAATAGAGAGCCAAGGAGAGGTTGTTCCGAAACAATAACCTGATCGGACTCACCACCACCTAATGTTGTGATATCTGCCTCACCCAATCTACTGATATAGACAGTGTAGTCTGTTGCATGAGACATCAATACCATCGCATATTCAGTCTCTCCTTCAAGGTAGACTGGTGATTGGAAAGTAAAGGTAGTTGCAACTGTACCATCATCACTGAGGTTGACCTGATCAGGATCAAGTGAAACTTCAGAGAATGGGAGAACTTTACGAGCTGGTTGTCCCAATTTGGTTTCTCTAATATGGAACATCACTGGAGCACTTTCAGCCTTTGTTCTGAAGAAGAAATCTACCTTCGTGACAAAGATACCTGTTTTATCATCAACTGTAAATGTTTGAGCGAGTGGGTCACCTGTGTTACCACCACCTGTAAATGGTGGGGGTGGTGGTGGCTGAATAATAATTTGTGGTGGTGGTAAAGTTCCACCAAGTTCTAAGTCAACGTCAGTTACCTCAGTATTAGTGTCTGTTGATGTTACTGTGATGGTATTAGATGTTGCAGTTGTAGAAATTGTCTGATTCTGAGAGAAGTCCTCTGCAAGGACGGTGGCATTCTTAAGAGATAAAGTAGTTTCTTGAGTAGTAGATAGGTCACCCTGTGAATAGAAGACTGCATCCCCAGCGGTGGTAACCGTACCCTCAATCATACTATTAGTATTACTACTCGTAAGTCTTAATGTAGATCGACCAGTTTCGAATACAGGATTCGAAGAATTGCCAGATTCAGGAACCTTGAATGAAGCAAGTAAAGATCCAACTCTATCGGTAATAAGTCTTCTTCTTCTGACTCTAGCCTGAGCACCACTTGATTGACCAGTTAAGACCATATCTTTTTCAATATATCCATCGAATTGTGGAAAATCCGTGGACTGAAGACTGAACAGATCTACGTTCAGAAGTGATGATGACTCTGAATAAGTTGCTGGAACTTGAAGGTCACGATTGTAAGGGTTTACATTGTATATGTCAGTAGGAGCAGTATATGGACCAAACTTATGATTAGAACTTGCAACTCTAAATTTTATCGATGGAACAGCAGCAGAATTGTTTGTAACTGCACCACCATTATCCATGTCACCATGAACTGTTTCACCTGGAGTGAAAGTTCCATGATCCATTTCAATTTCAATAAGCTTTGGAGTACAGAACTTTGTAATTGCAACTCCATCAAAGAAACTATAAACTCTAGTAAATGGTTTGAATGAAGATCCTCTAATAGTAATGTTACGAGATCTCATGAAGTTGATGATCTCATTATTAATGACGAAAGTACCGAGAGATTCGGTGTCAATTTTTTCATTTATTGTGTACTGAGTACCAGTTTTTGTTTGATTAAGTGAGATCGATGAAGTTGCTGAAATATTGTTTGTTGTAGTTGTAGTTGTGGTATTTGTTTGAATATCGACAGTTCCATTGACACTACCTCCACCACCAAGGTTGGTATTCTCACTTGCAGATATTGTATTTTGAGAAGATGAAGTAGATGTTGATGTGTCGTTGGACAGGGAAAGGTCCATGTTAACACCAGTCGTTTCCCAGGAGTTCCAAATAATTGGTGTAATACCAACACTCTGACCATCTGCATTTGTAGTGATTTCTGCTCCAAGTGATTCTGCAATTCCTTGGAAAGAACCCTCCATCATAACATTATTGGTTTCCATTTGTGTGGTGTCAATCCACACATCAACATCTGGTGTTAATTCTATACTTCCTTGCCAGAATTGTACCAAGAATGGTGTGACATTCTCAACTCTGGTTCCGTATGGTTGATTCAACCATTCTACATCATCATAATCAAGAGTGACTGTTCGACCAGTCCTTCTCACATTAACACCCACAGGATCCACAAACTCTGTGTCTTCACTAGTATTGGATGTTGTTCCAACACCACTGATGGCGTTAGATGCGAGTTGAAGATTTAGTGCAGTGGTATAATGAGATGGTCTGAGAATACCTTTTTTTCTATCGATACTATTTCTAATACCAACAGAAGTGTCTTGAGGTTCGAGAGTTGAGAAATTGTCAACAAATATTCCAGACTTAAATCTGTTTAAACCGTTAGAATCTTCCACAAACAAGTTGAGAGTTTGTGATTCAAGGAGATTGAGTGAAGTATAATATTCAAGATTCTTAATTCTTTGCTCAAGTTTTGCGATATCAGTCATCTGATATCTCTTATGTTCAACAAACTTAACTTCAGCGTCAGAAGTACTGTAAAGGAACGGTGGAAGATAAACCGTAGCAATAGTCATAGTATTGCTAAGTGGTTCAGGCATTTTGGGGTTGTCTTCCGCGGCACCTTGAAGAACTCCAAGTCTTCCAGTTGTATCAATGAAAATTCTATCTACTCTTCCTAAGAAGTAAGAATAATCAAGAGTCATAGATTCATCAGATGCTAAGATGTGTGATGAACTATGTGTTCTACCCTCTTGACCATCGGCGAAAGATCTTCCAGAAAATTCAAATGGAGAGTTTGCCCCTTCACTAACTGAGTAATCAATAACTCTTGGTCTAGCGTCGATGATGTCTGAAACTCTTGAATTTCCAACCACACCAAGATCTTTGGCGTAGTTAAAACCCTCATAAGAACTTACAGTCGTAATGTCTCCATCATCAGAGTCTTGATATCCTGCAGATGCAAAGTAAACACGAATTTTTCTTGCAGGAACTGGTACTTCAGACTTTCTTACAATACGAGAGTAATCGTAAATGGATTGTCTTTGTCCATTATCAAATTTGAAATCACTTGTAATTTCCTTAGAACCAATGTTAACTCCAGAAGAGACACCATTGACACTCGAAGTCTGGAATTTAATTATCTCATTATTCAAGAATGTCGAATTATTCAGATATGTAAAATAAATTTGAGTATCATCAAGCTTTTGTAAATAAACTGCCTTTGCACCACTTGTTTGACCAATTAAAGTTTCACCAATGATCAGATCATTTGTTGTTGCACTAACACCATCAAGTTGACCCAATGTCATGTTAGGAGCGACTGGATCTGTTGTGTCCTCCGATTCAAAAATACCATGAATTTTATAAACATCAGCAGTGTTCAGTGAGATTACTTCATCCTGAACTCTCGTACCGTATGGATAATTACCAGATTCAAGACCGTCACCTAATGTGGTAGAACCGATACCAGATGCAGTATCTCTTGACTTGTTAATGATAATATCTTTTGAGATATTTTTAATTTTTACTTTTGATTTAACATTACTCTTCCTTAGAGTGGTTATCAATCTTGAATTGGTGTCATTAGCACCAAGACCATTAATTGTTAGAGTGGTTGAACCATTTGTCAACGAAATCTTATCGTCTGACAATATTTCTGTATCACCATTAGATCTGATAAGAGTATATCTTTCCTCATCATATGGTAAGAACACCTCATTATCCCCTGCATTAATAGCAGGAGTTGAATTATTTGAAATTGATGTAGTATATTGTCTTCTTATAGTAATATCAGAACCAACAAGATTTACTGATTCGACATTTAGTTTAGGTAGTGTACTGAATAGAGCTTCATTTCCTGCAATATTACCAGATCCCGAACCACCTGCCAGTCTTGTAGAAATCAATTCTAAATTTTGAACTGTCTCTGATGACGTTGGAAGAGAACCATCACATACACCAGTAACTGATTGAACAGCTTCAATTGTAAAATTAGTAGCTGCAATACTGACTACTCTACCAAGACTTTGAATATCTAAACTACTTCTTGAATATCTGACTAAATTTCCTACAGTGACAATACCTACAAAGGTAAATCCAGCATCTGCAGGAATTGAAACTAAGGATTGAGAACCACTTTCTGCTGCAACATTCGCAGACCCAAAATTACGAACTCTATTTTGAATGGTGTCGCCAGTAAATGTATTTGCAGATCCTACAATTCCGTGAACGGATTTTACATCTGACAATGAATAATTAGTATCACTAGTTACAAATCTAGAATCATCTAACACACCATTGAAGAGAAGTCTCTCTCCTTTATGGAAGTTTCCATTGACGTTATATGCAGTAAGTGCTGTACCCGCAGCAACATTAAACTTCAGGAAACCTGTTGCACCACTAGACTCACCCTTAATGTGAGTTGATGTGTTTAGTGTAACAGCTTCGTTGACTGAAATATCGGAATATGTTTGGACATCAAACAATGAAAGATCCCATTGATTGACATTCTGATTATTTAAATCATAAGCACCTGACTCAAGAGCAAAGTCATATACTCTTGCAATACCAATCTCCTTACCTCCTGCAACCTCATCATCAGAACCAACTCTTTCGTCTCTAAGACTTAATGTGTTAGTTGTATTGATACCAATACTTGCAGAACCATTAACTCTATTCAATCTAATAGAGGGTCCAAAACCAAAGTTTACCGCTTGTTGACTTATGTTCTTGACAGTCCTCGGTTTCTGAAAGTCAATCAATGTTGGGGCAATAGTCTCTACCTCATATCCCTTGACATAGGCTTTACCAGGACTTACCTTGTAGATACCGATTTTATCACTTGGTGTTTGTCCAAAATCTGTTGTTTGTCCATCTTCAAATATACCTCTATTACCTTGATTATCGTTAAGACTGTTTTTAACGATAGTTCTGAAAGACTTTACATAGTAGTTGCCAGATTCATCAAAAGTTCTTCTTGCAAACTCATCACCAATAAAGTTGTACGAAGTGTTTTCATTAACGACTCTAAGTACACCATTCTTAACTTCAGATAACTGAACGAAATTAGTATCTTCAAAACTGTCAAGTGGTTTCTTAGCAAGTGATGTACCAATTTTTAATCTATCTGCACCTGGAGCGGTAAAATTATTAAATCCTTGAGCATTATCAGCAAGATTTTGATCAATATCTGATGATATGATCTCTTCAACAACATCTAAACCAACTCTATATGATGGGGTATTACCATATTGGTCAAGAATAAGAGTTTCTGCACTTACATTGACAAAATAACCCCTTAAGAAATATACACCCTCAGAAATATTGAATGATGAACCAATAATTGGTGCATTTTGAGGGATAGAAGTTGCAAAACCTTCACCTGCTGAGATAAAGGTTGATGCATATGTGATATTTTTACTTGTTAATAAAATTTCTCCACTCAAGAAAGTACTGACCTCTTCATCTGAAGTTGCAGAGTTTTCGTAGTTCAGATAAAGAGTATATACACCTCTCTCAGACTCATCATTAGTAATATATTTTACAACCTTTGCAGTAACACCAGATGTAGCACCAGTGATAGTGCAACCAAGAATCTGATCAAGGTAGATACCAACAGGAATACCTAAGAATTCTGGTTCAATTTGAATACCATAAAAATTCCTGACATAAGTCAGGTCACCAGGAATAATCTTCGCACCTTCTTTGAAGAAGTGGTTGCCCATCTCTTCGACTTGATTTTGCAGAATAGACTGCAGACCAGTCAGTTCTCTTGCTTGAACTGGGAAACCAGGTTTAAATAAAACCTTGTAATAATTCGATTGCGGATCAAAGTCGTCAAAATACGGAGCGACATTGAGATTAGTTTCCTGTGGCATATCTCTTAGAATTGCAAGATAACTTTAACGTCTTCTTTCTGTGAAGCTGATCTAGTAACTGAGGGTCTATTATCAACGTAAATGATGTCACCAGAGTACTTTTCAGACTCTGGATTAGAGACTCCTTTAGTGAAGTCTTGACCCAGGTAGTAGGTACGACTATTTATTGTGGTTGATACACCTGTAAAATTTGCATCAATTGTTAATGTATTACCAGATGTAGGAATAATATCTACACTACCACCAGACACGGGGTCAGCAGTAAATCTCAATTGCTCAAATCCATAAGTCGGATTGACATTTTTTGTTCCGTCAGTATTAAAACCTGCAGTTCTTCTGTCCTGCCAATATTTTAAAATACCAGT